GAATCCTGTTACAGAGTATTTCCCTGGCGATACCGTAGATGTAAGCACTGCCGTTGTTCACGCAGTTTATAACGACGGCACTGAGATTGATGTGACTGCAGAGTGCACGTTCTCACCGGCACAGGGAGTTACGGTTCCGGAAGGGGATTTTACAATTACGGCAACATGGGTATTCACGCCGGGAGTGACGAACAATGGCGGGAATTAACTTCATGGCGTGTACGGTGGATGCGAAGGTGATACCAGTGGAAAAAATAACGAAGATTACGGACGGAAGATACCTGATTAAAGACGGACAGACTTTGGATCAGGTCATGGCTGTTACAGAGAGCAAATGGGTAAGGGGAAAGAACAATCCATTTAACAGATATGGAATCGGTTTAGGAGTGTTTGTGGAACTGATAAAGGATTGGTTCTCAAACAATAACCTTGACTATAGTGATTATGTTTTTGCGACCTACGCAAGTCAGACTAATTGCTATATTGAGTGTTTCAAAAAGGGAACTTCATTTAACTGCCGTACAACCGGACTATCTACGGATCCTAACCCTACATTCGTGCAGTTCTATGAACCGATTCCGAAGGAGACTTACGCAATAATCGTCCTTGACTGTAATATAGACTTAACAACCGAAGATCCTGTCGTAGATTTCAATTCGTACAGAAGTTGGCACAATTTCCCGAATGGTGATTATAACCCGGCGTCTAATCAGGCTTGCAATCAGGGAACGTGGGATCCTGATGAGTATGCGTTCTGTGCTTACCGTGGATTCAATGTGGTAGAGGACAATGGCTAGGACGGTATACGATAATCAGCGTGTTTTTACTGCTGATGTAAGCGCAAAGATGTGGAAAGGGATTCCCGACCATATCAAAATCACTACGAGACCGGCTACGATTGCATATCATAATGGAGACACAATTCTTTACACGGGAATAGGGGTTAAAGTATACGACGAGAACGATGTTGAAATCGGAAAGATTCCTTTTGATGAATTGATATTCCCGATGGAAGAAGTCGATTTAGACCGTAAACATAACGTCCTGTATATCGAAGGAAACGGCATAAAAGCCAGAATTATGAAAAATAACATTTATCGTTCCGGAACATATAACAGAGGTTATTGCTCAGATGATTTTTGGCTTAAAACCCCGGCTGCGCCACACAACCCTATTCTCTATTATTTTAGTGTTGTTAGAGAAGCGCCTTCTGTTACCTATATGACACTATATGAAAATTCTGTCTATGCCTGCATTATAGGAGATTATGAAGGAGATCATTTTCTATCGAGCACAATGGACGGAAGCGGTAACGGATATGGAGTTTATGGACCGGAATCTGGCAGAAACGGCATTTTCAGACGCCTTGGGCAGATGTACCAAAACGGAAAATATTATCTTCCGTACAGCGAAAGTGATCCGAGCGGAAAACCGGTACCTTCATCTGATGTTTTGTATATGGATGTTCCTGTTCAATGGCTGAATCCATACAACGATGAAGTATTAGAAGATACCTACGAGATTGTCGTAGAAGAGGGATCAAATGGCTAGTATCAATTATTTTCCAGCTCACGAACCGAAGAGCGAGTATCAGTGCAGTGTAAAGGCCAGACAAATAACAACCGAACGTGAATGTGCGGTGTCTTTGTTTATGAAATATGAATCGGAAAGCTTAATTGAAAGTTCTAAAACGCTGATAGAATCGGATTTTCCTATGTACATTGAACGTATAGACGATAATTCGAAAATATTTACCTACGCAAGGCAAAGTGTTGGGGGTAGTATCAGTGATCCTCGTTACGACATAGGAATAAAGCTAACAATTAGTGTTACACAGTTCAACAAAAAGACTCTTGAACAGCAGAGGCATATAAAAGAGATTGTAACGTTTAAAAATAACGTATATGACGCCAATCGTTCTTTAAGGTTTTTTCTTGGTTATGCTGAAAACAATTATTCCACTGCGCAAATTCTTGAAAAAGAAGGGGAATGGGAATGGGAAATGGCTGAAATCGGAGCACAATTCTATTCTGACCATTCGCAAACCTACAATAAACCCACTGATCTTACATATCAATATGATTATGTGAATTTAACAGATAGTAAGAATTATGAATATGAAACAGCTTATGGAGACATTGTTAAACACACGCACGAAATAATAATTATAAAAAATCCAACCTTTTCTTCAGGGCAACAATGGCTTAATGCATGTAAAGCACTAGAATTTAATAACGGCTAATATATAATTAATATGTTAACGCCATAGAAAGGAGTAATTAACATGGCAATTCAGATGCGCAGAGGATTGAGAGTAGATTTCGATCCCGCAAAAATGCTCCCAGGTGAATGGGCAGTTGCGATTGATTCAGACACCGCTAATCAGATTATTTGGATGTGTTTTGCTCCCGGCGTTGTTAAGCAAATCGGAGCCTACGAGGATTACGAACGGCTTATCGAGGAGCATTACAGCGAATATATTCCAGATGTGTTATGTACCGTTGAAGACGGAGATAATGCATCACGTTCATATTCCACCGGAGACCTGTTTATTTTTAAAGGGAAGATGTACGCAGCTACAGCGAATATCGCATCCGGTGACAGCCTTGCTTCTGCTTCAAAAAAAGAAACAACTATTGAAGAGGAACTCGAAGGGAAGCAGGCCACACTTACGTTTGATACCACCCCGACAGAAAATTCTAATAACCCTATTACAAGCGGTGGTGTCAAAAACGCACTGGACGCTAAGCAGGATTCTTTGACTTTCGATGACAGTCCATCTGAAGGATCTCAGAATCCTGTCAAGTCCGGCGGTATATTTACTGCCCTTAACGGCAAAGTAGACAAAATCACGGGCAAAGGATTATCAACGGAAGACTACACCACAGAGGAAAAAACAAAATTATCCGGCATTGAAACGGGAGCGCAGGTAAACAAGGTAGAAACCGTCAATTCTATTCAGCCAGACAGCAATAAGAACGTGTCTCTTAATGCTGAGAACATTCCGGCAGAGGGAATCGGAAACAAGACAGTCAGCGGAAATCCCATCACGGTCACAGATGCGCTTGAAAGCACGGCGAGGGATTTACAGGTAGAGTTTGGGCCGATACAGGATTTGCATGGATATGACCATCCGTGGGTAGGGGGTGCAGGGAAGAATCTGCTACCTTTGACAGTTGATGGATTGAAGTCTGCAAATACCGATGGCACATGGAGTGGAAACGCTTATACATTAAATGGTGTCACCTTTGCTATTCAGACCGATGCTGACGGAAATGTAACTGGTATATTAGTTAATGGAACTGCAACAGCCAATACTAATCTTCTCACGCCCGCAAAAACATATGTGGCCGGGGCTTACACATTAAATGGATGCCCTCAAGGTGGCGGAGATTCGTCATTCATGATTTGGAATGCGGGACGTGGTTTAAAAGATGTTGGAAATGGAGATGCCACCACATTAACAACTGATAGTGTATGGACCTTCTACGTTCGTATTATCTCAGGTTATACAGCATCAAATGTTCTGTTCAAACCAATGATTCGTCTCACTAATGAAACCGATGCCACCTTTGAACCCTACTCCAACATCTGCCCAATCTCAGGTAGAACTGAAGTGAATGTTGAGAGGACGGGGAAGAATCTGTTTGACATTAACAGCCTTATTGTAGGCACTATCGCCAACAATGGTGGGTATGCGCCAGATTATGCAACATTTAGATGCACTCCGTATATCTTCCTTGAAGCCGGAACGTATATCATCACAAGAGCGACAGCAACATCTTGGTGGAAAGGATATATTTATGATGCTGATAAAACACCGATACGCTTCTCGTTTAATCAGCAAAGCACCTTATCTAATACTATATCTTTGTCTAAAGATTTGTTCATGCGGTTTGCATTTGATTATATTCCGACTGAATCCGATTTGATTCAGATTGAAAAAGGTTCCACAGCAACTGCCTATCAACCCTACTCTTTGCAATCCATCCAGATTCCCTTCGGTCAGACAGTCTACGGAGGACAGGTGGACTTTGTGACAGGGAAGTGCAGGGTGACGCATGCAAACATCGCTTCATACAATGGTGAAACGATTGGTGAACCATGGTGGTCTAGCATGGATGAATATGTATCAGGAACCACGCCTACCATCGGTGCACAGGTTGTGTATACGCTTGCCACCCCCATAGAACTCACCCTTACCCCTGCGCAGTTATCTCTGCTTGAAGGACTGAATATTCTTGCTACGGATGGAGATAACATCATCCTTACATATCTTGGTTCTGAGGCAAGCAATGTACAGGATGAGATTGATGAGTTTGAAAACGGGTTGAACAACGTTATTGGAAGTATCGCATTCATTGAGAACAGCACGGCAAAGACTTCTCATGCGGTGGGTGAGTACATCATCCTGAACGGCATCTTCTGTAAGGTCATTTCAGCCGTTTCTAGCGGTGAAACGCTGTCCTTTGGGACAAACATTCAGGCAACTACTATTGGGGCTGAATTGAGGGCTATATGGGCGCAGATACAGGCATTAAGCAGATAAAGAGGAAAAGGGTGGTGATGCTGAATGAAGGAACTTCCATATCCTTATTATCAGTAGCCATGCCCCGATTGGGGCTATAACTTAAAGAACACTTTAAGTTAGAAAAACTTGCATCAAACTTGCAAACGAATTAAAGGCTATATGGAGTCAGTTGAACGCATGAAACAGAAGGATGCATACGAATTGTTAAGACGGGAATATCTGTCTAAATGCCGTGCGTGTGATGAATGCATAGCGGAGTATTTCTGCATTAGAAACAATTTGCGTAAGGCACGGGAACCTCACGAAGGGTGTGAGGAAAAGTTGAAACTTTATTTACTACACAAGGGGAAACAGGTATGAAGAAGATTCTTGTTGTGGTTGGCATCTGCTTGTTACTAGGTGGGTGCCGACCTAGCATTCAAATTACGGATTCAAACATGCATGGGTATAATGTCAAGATCAGGGAATGGTATGAACTGTCAGATGACATATACTCAACTCATGACACGGAAGACGGCTACGATGTGATTATTCATTTCAAAAGAAAGGTGAGGTAAAAATTATGGCTAAATTCAGTACGATTAAGGTGGTAAATGGAGTATTCGCTATCAACACGGAGACTGACAATCTTCAGTCTGCAATCATTCAGTTTCACAGTCTGGCACAGGATCTGTGGAATGCTCCTGATGTTGCGACTGCGAAGATTGCTATCATGGACGAACAGTTGAATGTAGTGGATGGATACGCAGAGTTCATCCATCATGAGGCGAGTGCGGAATAATGCAAAAAGGGGCTGAAATATGCCCCTTCCTTTTCCTTGAATGTGTACACGAATGTGCTATAATGTGTATATGAAAAAGTATCAAATACACATCAGGGCAGACGATGAGTTTCTGAAGAAGTTGGAGTATCTGAAACGTATTAACGGATATAAAACTTTGACGGAAACAATACTCAAGATACTTGAGAAGGAATACAGAAAGGAGAAGGAAAAATGAGAAACTATTCTACTGCCTACAAAATTTTCAACGATAAAGAGTCGATTATCTTTGCTAAAGAAAAATCCGCTTGCGAATACCTTGGCGTAAGTCAATGCACAGTTGCGAGTTGTTACAGACGAGGTGAAAAATGCAAGGGCTACGAAATAGAACGCTTGGGCTTAACTTCACACAGGGAAACGAAGACCAGACTGTTTAAGATATGGGATGGTATGCACGAAAGGTGCGAGAGAATAAAGCATCCTCAATATAAAAACTATGGGGGTAGAGGTATAAAAATATGTGCCGAATGGCAATGCTATGAGCCGTTCGCAAAGTGGGCTAGGAATAACGGATATGCGGAAAACCTCACACTTGATCGAATTGATGTGGATGGGAACTACGAACTGTCAAATTGTCGATGGGCTACTATGAAAGAACAAATGAACAACAAGAGAACCAACCACTTCGTGATGGCTAATGGCGAAAGAATGACTCTTTCTCAATGCTCAGAAAGGTTCGGCATACCTGTAAGCACTGTCAGGTGGAGAGATGTTCATCATAGAGATGTTGTAACCGGATCGAGGATGCAGGGATGACAGTCAGAGAGTTAATCCAAGAGTTGGAAAAAGAGGATCAGGACGCAGTTGTCTATATTGATGATTGTGGGTTTTACCCCGAAGTCGCAGGTATAGATACCATTGTCCGTAACGGCAAAGAGATGGTCATTATCGAGTGACTAAAAGAGGTGTTGGACAAGGGGAAGGTTCGATTCCTTCAACGGCTATGCCGTTTCGCAAGGTGCGAGGTAAGTCATGGAATGTAGGTTCGATTCCTACCACCTCTATTCCTAAAATGAAGATTGGAAGGATGAACAGACCGAAGAACTTTGAAGCAATGGATGGTAAATTGCCGGTCGATGACAAAATAGGCGAACAGCGCACACTAGCAAAAGCCAAGGAGTGTTGTAAAACTTTGGACTGCGATGACTGTCCACTGCGGGAGGCACATTGGTGCAAAGAAATGCTTCATGGTTGGGCGAATGATGAACTGGAAGGGTTCTAAAGAAATCGTTATTTGTTAAAATGTTGGTCGTTTAACTGCTCCACCCTAAACATGGAGACAAAGACACTTGCAGAAAACCATGTAAGTATGCAGGGAAATCCTGCCCAACAATCCAAAAAATGGTAATATGGAAAGACGACTGAGTGAGGATGGACGGATGAATAAACCGTTTCGATTTGGCAATTACGTTGTCGGAGCATCCAATAACTGGAAGCGCAATCACGGCTTCCCTATGACAGAAACAAAGCGGTATCCTCATATGCGGAAGGATATGCCGAAGCACGTAAGGATTCGCTACTATGCCATGCGCAGAGCAGGGTGTGATATGGATTTTATCAAAGCCAATCTGAAGTCATGGAACGGTTTTTATTGGCATGAGTAATTTTGCAAAAGGTTTCTTTTGCGTACAAATATGAGTATCGAATTAAGTAAACCCGAATGGATTTTGTTAATTGTGTACTTGCTGTTTTGTTTGGCGTTATTTATAAGGTCATGGTATGACTAGTAACTAAAAGGTGACGTATGAGATGGAACAAGAAAAAAAGGCACTTTGTGCCGTGGGCGGTCAGAAATCCTGAAGCATACCTTGAACGTTGGTATCGAGAGCATGGTCTGGGGTTCGTTTGGGACTTTGCGAAAATGATACAGGACCTCGGAGAAAGGCAAAAGGTTGTGGCACAGCGGTTAGCCACTATAACTTGCAACGCAAATCCAACGCATTTCTAACGCAACATTTGCGTTAGAACGTGGGGACATTTGCCTGTCTATACGGCAGTGACTAGGGCGCAGATGCAGATCGTTGGAGAGGGGTAGGCGGTCAATAAAGATGCAACAACAGACCAACTTGATACACCAATAAACTTGCTGATAAACCAACAGTTGCAAGTTAGAAATGCGGTGATGGAATAAGTAGACATTTGGTGCGTGGTTCGGCAAAGAGACAATAGAAGGTCTCAATGTAATCGCATCATTCCGCCCACCTTGAAAGAGGCGAAGGCCGGCAAACAAAACGAATCATGTGAGGTGAAAATCCTTGCCCGCATTTTTATCCCTGTCAGTAATGACGGGGTTTTTATTGGTAGAATACACACAGTGTGAATATGGTGCTATTATGTTAACGTGTTAAATAGGTGGCTGTTATGACGGTTTTAGGGACGATCCACACGTTATGCGATATATGCAATCGCCTTGTTATTATCTCCGAATCAATGCTGAATGAACTGCGAAGCTGCGGAACAGATCGCAAAAAAATAGAAACCTGGGAGAGAGAATTAAAGCATCTGTACAATATGGTTAGGAAACTTAAATAATACCATAAACATATTGCATTTATCAGATAAAGTGTTAGAATTGAAAATGTCTGTAATAGGACATTTTATTACAAAATAGGGTTATTGGAGGAGATTTTTTCTTATCCAATAACCCTTTTATTTTGCTAACCGATTACTGACGATTCTCGAGAGTCAAAGGTAAAGATTTTTTTTCAGAAATGCACAGTATGTGCTGAAAGGAGAATTTTTTTATCATGTCTTTTGAGGACAACGGAAACATGGTCATGCCGGTTTCACCTATGTATGGTGGCGGTAACGGTGGTTACGGAAACTGTTTCGGTGGAAATGATTTCTGGATCTTCATTCTGTTCCTGTTTGCCATGAACGGCGGATGGGGCAACGGCTATGGCGGATTCGGCGGAAATGCCGGAAATGACCTGTATCCGTGGATGAATCAGAACAATCAGGTTAACAATGGGTTCCGGGATCAGATGCTGAACACAAACATCAGCGAGATTCAGTCCGGAATTAACGGCCTTGCCAATCAGATGTGCAACGGCTTTGCTGGTGTTGAACAGGGTGCAAACGCTCGCCAGATTGCAAACATGAATCAGGCATTCGCAGCTCAGAATGCGATGAATCAGGGCTTCAACAATCTGAGCAGTCAGTTTGCAAACTGCTGTTGTGAAAACCGTCTCGCAACCGCTAATCTTGGCTCAGACATTGCGAGAGAGGCTTGTGCAACAAGGACAAGTGACGCTCAGAACACACAGGCTGTCATGAATGCAATCAATGACGGATTCAGACAGATGTCAGATCAGAGATATCAGGACAAGATCGATGCGAAGAACGACGAGATTGCACAGCTCCGTCAGGAAGTTCTCTACGCTCGTGGACAGGCTTCTCAGGTTGCTCAGAACAGCGCAATTATCAACGGTGTATACAACCGTCTGAATGAATGCCCGGTCGGAACAGTTCCTGTTTACGGCGAACAGCCGATCTTCACTTGCCCGAATAACAACAACAGTTTCGGCTGTGGTTGCGGTTGCGGGGCCTGATCCTAAGGGAGAAAGAAACCATGGCTGAATTTGTAACCAGGGATGCGGTTGAGAGTGTTGCTCTCAATACTCCGATCCCGTTTGTGGATTCTATCCGTTGCAACCGTGGGTATGTTGTGCACAACAGCGGTTCTGGGATTTTTATTCTCCGTGGTGCTGTAAACAATCCGAACGCTTGTTTCGCAAGATATAACGTTGAATTCACCGGTAATATTTCTATCCCGACAGGTGGTGCTGTTACTCCGATAGCAACCGCAATCGTGGTATCCGGTGAGAGCCAGACCGGCAGTAGAAGTATTTTTACTCCGGCTGCTGTCGATGAGTACGGAAATGTTACCTCAAGGGCTACAGTGGATGTTCCTCGTGGGTGCTGTTTCACTGTTTCTGTTGAGTATGTTAACGGGTCTGTGAACGATCCCACTGTAACACCAACTCCGCTCATTAATGTTGTGGACGGAAACCTATCAGTTAGCAGAACAGCGTAAGGAAAGGAGACAGATAGTAGCATATGGACAGCATGATGAAGATCCGTGACTCTCTGTGCACGGAATTGGACAACATTGCAACAAAGAAACTGACAGCAGATGGCATTACTGTGATTGATAAGATCACTCATTCCATCAAGAGTATCGATACCATTATGGCTATGGAAAATGCCAATTATGGAGGTGGGTATCAGGGAGCACGCTACCCGATGCCACCGATGCAGGATATGGGAGGATACTCATACGGAAGGAACCAGGATAGAGATTCCATGGGGAGATATACCACACGCATGGGAGGAAACGGATACTCTCAGAACGGAAATTATCAGGGCAATTATTACGGGGCGAGTGGTGATGTCCACAGCAAGATTTCCGAAATGATGGCTCAGACAAATGATCCGAAAGAACGTGAGGTACTTCAGAGACTGATGAATAACATGTGAAACCTCCGCACATGTTTGTTCATAAAACCGGTGTGGGAGCGCCGGTTTTTATATTGTTATTATTCGAATTGCATATTATAATTTTCTATGTCATTCACAGGCATGTGACTGATCACAATTTCCTTTCTTTTACTGATTTGCAGAAAAAAGACGTTCCGTTGGGCGTCTTTTTTCTGCACTTATTTTGCACTTATTCTTTTTAAAAACATGTCGTTTTATGAACTTTCATGCACGTTATTAACGCTTATTTATGCGGTTTTGACTTTTTATAACCTTATATAATAGATTCCCCTCATCTGCTTTTACCGCATAACCATGCGGTTTTTTTATGTTTTGCACTTAAAATGCACTCATTTTTTATTTTTTTGCGCCTTTTTCGGACTCTATGATCTGCATCATCTTTTCGTCCGTATCTCCCATAAGATGGGCGTATGTTTCGAGCGTTTGCGTAATAGTCGCATGTCCGAGCCTTTTTGATACCGCCATAATATTTGCGCCATTGTTCAGAAGAAATGATGCGTGACTGTGCCTGAGATCGTGCAGACGGATTGGCTTCAGGTTCGCTTTTTTTATTGCATTACGGAAATTGAGATCTATTTTGCTGATGGCTACCGGGTGGACTCCTCCGAACACAAACGGATCCGCCTGCTCTATCAGAGGATTCAGAACTTCCATCAGCTCAGAGTCAATTGTAATCGTCCTTTCACTGCTGTCTGTTTTTAAAGGGGTAAAGCCATCCTTGTAATGCTTCATTGCTCTGTATATCCGGCATTGATTGCCCTTGAAGCAGTCTTTCGTCAGCGCTACTGCTTCTCCTCGCCGGCATCCCGTCCAGTACAGGAAACTGAAGAACGCTTTATAAACAGGATAATTCACGTAATCCAGGAATTTCTCGAACTGTTTTGGGGTCCAAACCTTTATTTCTGTTTTATTGTCTTTTGTCAGTTTGAATGACTTTAACACAATACCTGTGTTCTGAAAGCCGTAAACGGCGCTGTAGAAGGTGAAAACGCTCCGGATGTACTGCAATCCACAATTCATTGTTCTGACCGCCAAACCGGCTGTTTTCAGGTCATTTCGCCATTCTACGAGTTGTGCTTTGGTGATCTTCTCGATCTGCATGTTTTTGTACGGCTTGAAATACATCGAGATCCAGGATTCTTTCTTCCTTCTTGTTCCGGGAGAAGTGTCATTGTCATCCAGCTGTCGCTGGAATACATCCCAAAATGTTGCAGAAGAGTGCTCGGACATCTTCTTTGCTTTCTGCTCCGCTTCCCATGCGGTTGCTTCTCGCTTTGTTTTGAATCCTCGCTTGAAAACCTGCTTCCTTCCGGTCATCGGGTCCGTTGTATAAAATCGGACGGTATATGTTGAGTTTTTCTTATCTTTGTATACGGGCATAGAATTTCCTCTTTTCTATTTACGGATTTTCTGATAACATAAATATGCCGGGTTAAAGGTTAACGTGGGGTTTTCCTCCGGCGTCCTTGTTTGGCGGTCATTGGTGGTGCTCTGACTGCCATTTTTATTTGTTCAAATAAACTCTCTGAGATCCGCTCCAATAATTTTGCAATACTTGATGAGATCCTTTGCGGACATATCACGGATCCCCTTTTCCCAATTACATATTCTCGTTTTTGCACACCCCATTCTGTCGGCTGCTTCCTGCTGTGTGAGGTGTTTTTCATTTCGCTTCTGAGTGAGCCACTCGCCTAGCTCTGTTGAAAATTTATCTTTCATATGTGTTCACCTTCTGTGTATTTTCACTGTAGCATAAAAAATGAAGAAAAATAAAAAAAAGTGTTGACAGTACACGGAGTGTGAACATATACTGTGCTTGTTGATTCAAGAAAGGAGGATACGAACGAGTGGAAAAACAGGAAACAAACGAACTGATGCTTAATGTCCGTGCGCTGGCAGCAAACGAACATATGAGCGTTGAGAAACTGGCTGAGAAGTGCGGTATCGATCCCGGACATCTTAAAAGCGTTTCCCTCGGAAGAGCAACGATGTCAGCCAAGGATCTCGTGTTGCTCGCCAGAGGAACCGGTGTTTCGCCATTCAACATTAAGTACTAAATTTTTTTACCCAAAAAATTCACGGAGCGTGAACACGGAGACATGAATGAAACGGAAGAAAACAAGAATTGAATTGGCAAACAGTTTTTTCCTGAACTGCGCTGAGATATCACGACTCTTTGAACTCAGCAAAGCGGTGACGACAAAAGTGTTTGGCAAAGCACAGGCGCTGGACAAGCAGGAGTTGAAAGACAACTACCTCGATTCCGAAAAAGTACGGCTGACATCTGTGCTTCAGGTGCTCGGAATTACAGCAGAAGAGTTGGAAAGGAAGATTGGTCATGAAACGGATATTCAACGATGAAATCCCGGAATACGACGAATGGACATTCATTCTGTGGATGGCAATGCTCGTCGGGATGACGGTAGGTCTTCTGATCTGCATGGGGGCTATCTACCTTCTATGAGGAGATGCGAATGGAACTATGTTGCGGAGGTTAAATCCGACACCGGCAGGAGATTTCAGATCCTGACAGACAAAGAGATTGTTGCCCTTGCGGTTGCTGAATCGTTGGGCGGTTATTACAGGGAGATTAAGAAAATGACGATGGATGAATACAGGGAAAACGAATCGAGATCTGACACAAGAAAGACAGACGATGACGAAATCATCGAAAGAGTGATTGAACTGCTTGATGACGCAAATCTCGAAGCAAAGAAAATCAGCGAGCGGAATCCGATGAGGCGGAGAATTATCCGGGCAATCGATAACCTGAGCGCAAGCATTTACACGGAATGGTAATCGCCTGATGGCCTCAAGAAAAAACATAAGCACTTTCCAGCGGAAGTATCCGTTCAGGCGTATGGAAGGCGACACAGAGAGCGACAGATGGAAGTGGGCGGAACAGGATTGCCGGATCTTCAAAAAATGGGAACGAGGGGAAATCAGCGGAATAAACGCCCGGAGGGCATTAACCTTCAAGAACGATTGGACGATGATTCCCGATGCCGATGAATTCAAGAGGATGGCAAACAACCTCGGGTACTACAGAGAGAACGACATTCCAGAAGAAAGGAAATTCGGAATTTATGGAGAAACAGAGAGCGTCACTTGTAAAACTTCGGTATAAGTCGGCTATGGGAGAGCTTGTCTGATATGGGTGTCAAATGGGGCTTCATGAAGTTCAAAGCAGATGCACAGACCTGCTACAACGAGATCCAGACATTAGGTGAAACATACACACCATCAGATGTTCTTGAACTAGCAAGAAATCCGGAAACAGAACTGCACAAGTGCTTTGACTGGGATGACACAAGTGCAGCGGAAAAATGGCGGAAACAGCAGGCACGGTTCGTCTGTACATCACTTGTAGTGACAGTTGAAAAAAGCGATGGAGTTGAAACCTCTTATCGGGTTATCCAGCACGACAAGGAAGATGGTGCGTATCGTCCGGTCACACTAACGGTCAGAGACGATGACCAGTACGGCAGACTGTTACGACAGGCCAAAGCAGAATTGGCTAGTTTCAGAAAAAGGTACAAATCGATCACAGAGCTTGAAGGCGTGATTGATGAAATCGAAGCAGTTTTATTCGATTAGAGTTCTTTGAAAAATGAATCTTTGTTCCCTCATGACGGGGCGAAACCCCGACGAACGATCCTTCGTCTTCTTGATGGGGCATGGCGAAAAATAAACTCATTTATGCTTCTCCTTTCGAACAAAAAAACGTCTGTCCGCCATGCCTCGTCATGAGGGAACAAACATACTACGGAACGTGGATTCTTAACGGTGCAATGCCGTAAACATGAAACACTGTCACTACAAAACAGCGTTATACAAAACAGAGTTATACAAAACAATACAGAACGAGACTCTAAAACAAAGAACAGAACAGAGCACTGCATCGTTAAGAGTTCACGTTCATCAAGGGTTGAGATCGGTGCATTGGCACCCAAAGCACCATAGATCATGACGGCGCAGAACAATACATTTCATCACAGCACAGTGCATTACAATGCATCGACCTCAGCCTTTGATTTCATGGGTTGTATCAAACAGCAACATGCAACACAAAACATAACAGAACAGAACAGGACAGAACAGTACACGACAAGGCAACTCATGAACGTAGACAACCGGAGAGCATCTGCGACTGCATTGAGCAGTCACGACACAACAGCTTCAAACAAAATCTGACAGTACCAATTAAAACTAAACAATTCAGAAAACTATAGCACAAAGCAGAACAATACAATGCAGTCTCACATGCTCTTCGGATTAAGCCATATAGAAAAAACGGAGGAAAAGAAAAAAACATGGCAAAAACAGTAGAAAAGGAAATCACGATCCATCCCATTCAGACACAGACAGTCAAGATCACCATTGAAGGCGATTCCGACCTCATTCTCAACAAGATGAACCGCAGAACGGTTGAGCAGCTTACCAATGAGCGGAAGGACAAAGGGAAGATCATTCAGGAAATCAATCCTTGGGATGACATCATCACCGCAATGCATTGGCGTGATGAACTTCCTGAAGGTGTTTACACCGAAGAAACCCTGAAGGACCTCTTGAAGAAGAATGCACCTTGTATCTCTGCATTCGGACTGAAGAAGTCATTCGGTCAGGCGGTTGTTCGGAATGGTATTGATACATACAGTACCAAGTTTGATGCATGTATGAACATCATTGCAAAAGGCAACCTCGTTCCCATCACATTTGTAGAACACTTTGTTGACGAAAAACTCATGTCTCCGAAACGCGGCGCGCCTGTTCTGACACGGCAGAACCGCTTCACCGGATGGAGAGCAACCTTCATGATTCAGTTCATGGATGGCGGAGCATACAGTCTGGAACAGATCATCCAGGTTATCAATCTTGCTGGATTCGGACTTGGAATCGGTTCTGGAAGGACTTCCGGTTTCGGACGGTATCACGTTGTGGATGTTAAATGATGAAAGCAAAATACCATCTTACAAAAGAAAAGGTTAAGGACCTTAAAGCTGATATCGAGAACCGCAGAGATTACATCGGCGGTTCCGATATCGGAACGATCATGGGGTGCAATCCATGGAAAAGCAGATACACTCTTTGGGCTGAAAAAACAGGTTTGATCGAGCCGGAAGACATCTCGGATGTAGAGGCGGTCTGGTGGGGCGTTCACCTTGAAGATCTTGTTGCTGAACGTTTCACGATGAAGACCGGAATCAAGACAAGAAAAAGCAATTTTGCATATAGCTGCGAAGAGTTTCCGTTTTTGAGAGGACACGTTGACAGGATTTCCGTTAGAGGGAAGCGGGGACTGGAATGCAAAACAACTTCCAGTTGGAACAAAACCAAATTTGAAGAAGGCGAAATCCCGCCGATGCATTGGTGGCAGTGCCAGTTCTATCTGTTTATCACAGGATATCAGATATGGGACCTTGCGACAAAAAGAGATAACCAATTCTTTATATCGGAAATCAAACGGGATGATGAAGCAATAGAACGGATGCTGGATGCCTGCCAGGATTTTTGGAATCACGTTCAGAACGGAGAGCCTGTGGAGATTGACGAATCAGAATCCACAACAGAGACGCTCGAAAAGATGTATCCGGAAGGGCTTGCGAATGACACTGTGGATCTTTCCTCAGTCGAGGATACATTGGATGCTCTGCAGGCATGCTCAATTCAGAAAAAGAACATCGACCAGATTGCGAACGGATACCGGAACGAGATTAAAGCTCTGCTTCAAGAAAAGAACCGTGGGGAATCGAAATCTTACGTCGTCACATGGAAGACAACAGCAAAGGGTATCCGGCAGTTCCGGGTAACAGAAAAGAAAGGATAAAAAATGAACGCAATACTTATTGTTCTGATGATCGCAGCACTCGCACTTGCGGTCGCTATGTTCGCCAGAATGGAGAACGAAATCAAGAGTCTTAAAGAAGAGATTGACGGGGCTAAGAACCTCATCAATCTGAATGCCAAGGCAATCACGCTGATTGCCAATCCGAAAAAGGATAAGAGGGCAGTAACGGAACAGGACTTCAATCACTGGAAAACATATGTCGTAGATCAGGTGAAGAGGATCAGGGGAAGAATCGATTCCTTGGACAGCATTATCGGAGTCAATACAAATACCGAAGGAGAGGAAAAAGAAAATGACTGAAATTAAAGAAGCAAAGAAACCGGAAGTTGCAGTTGCAAAATCTACATCGGCAACACCAGCAAAGAAGAAGCCAATGACAATGAAGGACTACATTAACGTCATGGCACCGGAAATCAAGAAGGCACTGCCTAACACAATCACACCGGAAAGATTCACCAGAATTGTTCTTTCTGCAATCAGCAACAACAAAGACCTGCAAGCATGTACCCCACAAAGTTTCCTCGCAGGTATGATGAATGCGGCTCAGTTGGGTTTGGAACCGAATACTCCTATTGGTCAGGCTTATTTGATCCCACGCAGGAACCATGGAACTCTTGAAGCTCAGTTCATGATCGGATACAAGGGTCTCATCGATCTCGCATACAGATCCGGTCAGGTAAAGACCATCTATGCGGAAGCGGTTCATGAGAACGATGAGTTCGAATATGAACTCGGTCTTGAGCCAAAACTGAAACATATTCCGGCGATGAAAGACCGTGGAGAGGTGATCTACTACTATGCCGTATTCAAACTGATAAACGGTGGCGAAGGATTCAAGGTTATGTCGAAAGAGGATGTCGAAAAGATTCGCCTCAGAAGCCCGTCTGCAAATGCAGGTTTCTCACCGTGGAAAACTGATTATGATGCGATGGCTAAGAAAACCGTTATCAGACAGGTCCTGAAATACGCTCCACTGTCAACGGATATCATGCGGAAGATTTCAGAGGATGAAACGATCAAAACGGATCTTTCCGCTGACATGTCTCTTGTCAACGATGAGACAGAATACATGGATGCAGAATATTCCGAAACAGACAACGAAACCGGAGAGGTAACAGATGCCGAATGAGAAGTACATTCTCGGCATAGATCCAGGGAACAAGCAGAGCGCATTCTGCCTCTGTTCCCCGGACCTGCATCCGCTTGAGTTCGGGAAGTACGAGAACACTACGCTTCTCGCTTTCAATCCAGATGCTTTTGAAGGGAAGATATCGGCAGCACTTCTTAATCAGAACTGTGATACAGACAACACGATTGTTGTTATCGAAAACATCGAGTCGTTCGGAATGGCAGTCGGAAGATCCGTGCTTGACACATGCATCTACATTGGAGAACTCAGACGGCACTTCATGACGTACGGATACAAGGTTGAGTATGTATTCAGACATGAAGAGAAAATGACGATCTGTCACAGCGTGAAAGCAAACGATGCAACGATTAAGCAGGCACTTGTGGACAGGTTCGCACCTGACACTTCCAATCATGGGAAGGGAACAAAAAAAGAGCCGGGATTTTTTTACGGATTCAAAGCCGATTGCTGGTCCGCATTTGCAATTTGTTGCACGTATCACGACAAGCAGGTACTGAAGGATCTGCATCTTGAGGAATTGCCGTTTTAGGGGAGAAATTGATGGAAGAAAAGATACTTTGCGGTGATTGTTTAGAAATGCTAAAAACACTTCCTGACAACACCGTGGATTGTTGCGTAACATCACCTCCTTACTATGGGCTTAGAGATTATGGCACAGGCAAATGGATTGGTGGTGATCCGAATTGCCCGCACAAAAGGCTATCAAAGTATTCAGCAAAAACGATTCCGGGTCATGCCCAGATTGAATTGGCAGGGAATGTTGGAGATGCGATATATAAAAGCGTTTGTCCGCTGTGTGGTGCGGTAAGAGAGGATAAACAAATCGGACTGGAAGAAACGCCGGAAGCGTATATTCAGAAACTTGTGTTGGTGTTCCGAGAAGTGCGAAGAGTTCTAAAAGATGACGGAACGTTATGGGTCAATATCGGTGATTCATATGCAGGCAGTGGAAAAGGCAGAAATTCAGACGGAAGTGCAAATGTTGATGAAAGTTCTAAGCAAGCAACTAGCAAAGGAACTATAGATGGGTTTTTATTCAAATCCAGTGATGGTCAGGCGAAACCTAAAGACTTGATCGGTATACCGTGGATGCTTGCATTTGCGTTACGTGATGATGGTTGGTATTTACGACAGGACATTATATGGCATAAGCCAAACCCAATGCCGGAGTCCGTTAAAGACCGATGCACAAAGTCTCATGAGTATTTGTTCCTGTTAAGTAAATCGCCTAAGTATTACTTCAACAACGAGGCCATTCAGGAAGATGTAACAACACATGAGCAAAGACCTTACGGGATCGTTAGGGAACGGGAGTACGGCTATGAGAGCAAGCGAAATTTACATCCTGACGTATATTCCCCAAGAACAAAAAACGTTATGTCAAAAGGGCAGACACCGAACACAATGCATTTACGCAGGGAAGATGGGTTAAAGGATGTAAATTACATTTTCAGAAATAAACGTGACGTGTGGACAATTCCAGTTCAGCCCACAAAAGAAGCACATTTTGCAACATATCCGGAGAAACTTGTCGAACCATGCATACTTGCTGGAAGCAGACCGGGGGGGGTCATACTCGATCCATTCTTCGGAAGTGGCACAACAGGAAGAGTAGCGGTCAGACATGGCAGAGGATACATCGGTATTGAACTCAATCCAGAGTATGTCGAGATTGAAAAGAAAAGGCTTAACAACGTTCAGACCGCTTTGTTTTAGAAAGACATGAAAAATACAAGATTCATATACTGCATAAAACACGCAGACGGGTGGGTGATACGGAACCTTCAGAGAGAGCGGAATTCCGTGTTTCCTTCCTGTCTGATAACGTGTGCAGATGACATCCGGATCGGGGAAAAGCTACTAAGTGTAATTATTAAGGAACCGGTAAAGATTCGGAAAACGGAAGGAGGGTATATCTGCGAGATATGACAACGGTCCTTCACAACGTTGATTGCATGGAGTTCATGAAAGGGATGAGTGATAAGAGTGTTGATTTTGTTCTAACAGACATCCCTTATGCGGAAGTCAGCGAACACGAAACCAGAGAGGGAACTGGTATTCGTAATCTTAATAAAGCAGGTGCGGACATTATCACTTTCAATCTTGAGGATTTCATGAACGAGATTGCGAGAATCGCAAGAAACGGATGTGTTGTCTTCTGCGGTATTAAACAGATAAGCGATATATATATATATATATATCGCAATATAACGGTACAAGCAGGCTGTTGGTATGGGAAAAAAGCAATCCATCACCGATAAATTGTCAGCATGTATATCTATCTGCAGCAGAGTTCGCAGTATGGCACAAATTCAATGGTGGCACGTTCAATGCGTTCTACAAAGGAAATGTGTTTCACTTCCCGGCAGGACATAGCAAGCTGCATCCAACCATGAAGAATGTAGACCTAATTAAAGACTTAATAAGGGATAACACAAATGAAGGGGATACAGTGTTTGATCCATGCGCAGGAAGCGGTACAACAGGCATTGCGTGCCTGTCATTGAACAGAAACTTTATTGGATGTGAACTTGATAAGGATTATTACGAAACAGCCCTTGAACGCCTTAAAACAGGCGCACAGGCGCAATTATTTTGAAAGGAAAAACAATGAAGAGAGAGATTTCGTACATTGAATTATGCCAGATGGTTAAGGAAGGTAAACAGCCGAAAACCGTCACGATGAAAGCGGACGGGAGAAGGCGTGACCGTTTATATATGTGGCATGATGTATGCAGATGCTATGTAACAAATAATGGGGATTATATGAGTAGCACTGGGTTTGAATACCTTTGCAAAAAAGCACGTTTTGAATACGAAGTGCCGGTTCTGGATGAGGTTGAACACAGGTATCTGAAGGCGGTATTTAGTCCGAATAGTATTCATAAAAATATCCACCATGTTGTCAAAATGAAAGACAGAAATATTGTTTATATATTAGTGAGAATGAAGGACATGGATGAATTAATTTTCCCTTGTCTGTCAGACGATTCTATGTATGCAGGCATGGAACCGGGCAGAGAGTACACCTTGGAGGAACTCGGACTGTAATGTACTGGCTGAAGATCGAATTGTGGGATGGCAGCAAGGCGTTATTCAACCTTGATAGAGTTGATGGGTTTGTGTCTGATGTAAGCGGAACGCTGATTTACGTGACAGGATGCGACAACCCGTTTGTAACGAAAACGAGTATTAACGACATTCTGGATATTATTTCCAGCTTTGTGGAGGCAGATAATGCCTCTTGATGACAAAGTAACAGAAGCATGTCATCGTATCGAGGAACTATGGAATGAGACGGACGGGAAATGCTATGTCTCGTTCTCCGGAGGGAAAGATTCTACTGTTCTTCTGGCACTTATAAAAATGTGTCAGGAACTGTACACAGTCGGCAATATTCCTGCCGTATTCAGCAACACAGGAATCGAACTTGGTGTAACGGTCAATTTTGTGAAATGGGTAAAAGAAAACTGGTATCCGGGAGTAGTTGTAATACGCCCAGTACATCCGTTTTCGTGGGTTCTGCAAAATGAAGGAAAGCCAATGATTTCCAAGATGAAAAGCAAATTGCTGAACCAGTATAAGCGAGGTGGTTGGACTCCTGCGCTTAAAGGATTGCTGGTTGATGGTGTGACAAGCAGTGGAAGCAAGACCACTCGAACCAAAATAGCAGATAAGTATATGCATATTTTGCATGATGATTTCCCTGTTTATCCAAGTTACAAATGCTGTGAATGGATGAAGAAACGTCCGTTTGAGGAATATTCAAAGGCCAACGGATGTCTTGGCAACCTTCAGGGAATCAGGACGCAGGAGGGAGGCGCAAGAAGTGTCGGCACTGCCAGAAGGGTTGCGAAAGGCGGAAAGCTGTGTACATGGATAAAGCATGGGCAGATACAGAAAGCACCAATCATTGATTGGACGGACGAAGATGTAGAAAAGTTCATAAAAAAGTACAATGTGCCGTTATCGGAAGCATACACGAAATACGGTTTTGATAGAACGGGATGCATGGCCTGCCCTTATTCAAAGCGGGTCGATCACGATCTTGAGTATCTGTATTTTCACGAACCGAACCGATACAAAGCCGCAATGCATTGGCTGAAAGATGTGTACATAGCGCAGAATGTAGTACTCCCTTTTGATGCCTCCTACGAGAGAGAGAGAGAGAGAGAATGGCGTGAACGGTACGAGCCGATGCAACAGGAAATGCTAAAAAAATATAGACCGGATTCCCGGTTTATCAAAAATGGAGATCAGACAGACATATTTGATTATTTAGAAGAGGAAGACAATGCCAACGAATAAATATCCAAAGGAGTGCCCATTCTGCGGGAACGAAAAAACACGGATTGTAAAAGGCTATTTGACGCCATTAACAATGGTTGTCTGCGATCACTGCGGAGCGGTTGTCTCATTCCGTGGCGGTGATACAGAAAAGGAACTGATAAAGAGGTATAACCGTAGGACAGGTAAGAACCTGAATTAGGAAAAACATATGACAAGCGAAACAGAAAAAATTCTTCGCAGAACCATCATGGAATTGGAAGCGAAGAACGAAGAAATGCGGAAACGTATGCAGACATTGGAGAACATGAACTATGAAATCTTCTCCAGAAACAAGGAAATGAGCGCATACATTCATGCATTGGAGATGAGCAGATAGAAAAGGAGAAATAAAAAAGAATATTATGGCATTTTCAGACAGTTATAACTTTGTGCACATCCTCGGAAGGATTGCGACGGACATTACTCCGATCAACAACAAATCAGGAGAAACAATTGGTTGCCGGTTCAATATTGCCTGCGACCGCAGACAGACCGAAAAGACGAAGGATCAGCCGAAGCAGACCGATTACATTCCATGCATCGCATGGGCTTGGGTCTCAAAGCGTCTCCTCGATCATCACAAAAAGGGCGACAAGGTTTCTGTGTACGGATCCTGGCAGTCCGGAAACTATACCGGCAGAGACGGCAAGAAGGTATACACGAACAACTGCCTTGTAAACGAGATCCACGATATGAGTTCAGGGAATTCAAGCGGAGGAGCCAACAATTACAAACAGAATGTTTCCTCGAATGAGCTTGACGATATTCTCGGACAGAGTGATCCGGGAGCTGGAAAGTACCCGGATGTGGATCCTGATGACCTCCCGTTCTGAGGAACTCTTCAGACATTGCCTTAAAACGGCTGACGGATGGGTTGTCAGGACACTGAAGAGAGAATACAACTCGGTTATTCCATCGTGTCTTATAACCGGTTCTGACGATGTGCGGATCGGAGAAAAACTCCTGTCCGTCATCGTCGGGTTTCCGGTACAAATCCGCAAAACAGAAGGCGGATACATATGCGAAAGGAAATAGGAAACAATGGCGGAACGTAGAATGTTTGCCAAGACAATTGTGCTCAGCGATGCATTTTTGGACATGCCGGCAACAGCACGCTGTCTATACTTCACTCTTGGAATGTTTGCGGACGATGACGGTTTTGTAAATAATCCCAAAAGCATAATGAGACAGTGCGGTGCTTCTGATGATGACATGAAGATTCTTCTGTCTAAAAAATTCGTCCTGATATTTGAATCGGGAGTGATTGTGATTAAGCATTGGAGAATTAACAACTATCTTCAGAAAGATCGGATACAGCCCACAAAGTATATAGAAGAAAAACAAAAGCTGGATGTAGAGCCTAACGGAGGGTACACGCTGAAAGACAATGTATACACGGGTATGTATACAGAAGGCGTGTATACACAGAATAGAGTAATTGGCAATAATGTAATTTCCAGTAATTTAATTAAAGATATTAAAAACATTCCCTCAAATTCACCGCAAGAGGCAATCGATTTACCATCTGAGGCAACCGCAAGCGGTACCGCAAATGCGGAACTGCTGAGCATCGAGGAATCGTGGTTTACCGCATTTTGGGAACGGTATCCTGTCAAACGGGACAAGAAAGCTGCGCACAAGACATTCCTCAAAGTCTGCAAGAAGCAGGAAACCTACGATGCGATTATGAATGCCTTGGACAGGCAGATACCCACATGGAAGGATCCTAAGTACATTCCCTATCCGTCAACATGGCTGAACGGGGAAAGATGGAACGATGAGATCAAACCAACAAAGCAAGCCTTCTCTATACCGTTCCCGGAAATCTACGAGGGAGGAAATACGGATGACTCCTTCTGAGGCTAAAGATATTATCAACATCTTGGTCGCAACGTACCCGAACGCATACAAGGATCAGCAGAGCGGAACGTTCGATATGATTGCTAAACTCTGGTACAGCAAGTTCAAAAACATCGACGTCAAAATCGTTAAAAGGGCATTGTTCGATGCGATAACAGAAAAGACGGACAATTTCCCTCCAGCAATCGGGCAGGTAGCGCAGAACATTCGTGACAGGATCTCTGTGTTCGATGCGGAGTCGCAATGGGAGAATGTGATGTGGATTGTCCGGAATGTTCCGGAAGGACTGCACAAAGCGCCGGCAAAATACTTGGATTCTGTATCTCAGATGTTTGTAGATGAATATTATCTCAGGAATCTTAAAAACACTTCTATATCAGAATTTGACAGAAAGGCGTTCCTCGACCGGTACCGGAAACTGCAGGACGATACAGAACGAAAAGCAATCGATACCGGAAACCTCCTTCTGATGTCAACAGAAGGAAAGCTCGCTCAGATCGGAATGACGGTAAAGGCAATCGATGTTAAACACAAATGACCTGAATCCGCTGTTCGAATATCTCCCGCTCTGTGCTCAGATCCGGGAGACGAAGGACGAGAACGGAAAAACGGTGTCCGAGGTCAAATACCTCAAGACATATCCTCCGTACCCTTGGCTCCCGGGGACCGGAGATCACTTCGATGATGACCCTCAGGAATTTATCGACCTGTGCGCAGCCGAAGGACTGGTGCACTGGGAAACAGAAGAGCAGAGAAAAGACCGTATCGGAAGGCAGAAGGCCTTCGAAGAACAGTCTGCAGAACAATATTTCGATTAAAGTACACGCAGCGTGTACAAAAACCTATCTAGGAGGCACGAAACAGGTCGGGGTGGGGAATTGTGCCACCGGAATGAAACGTGCCTAGAATCGCCTTAAAAAGGCTCGGAGGACGATGTAAAAAAATGGACAAAGATCTTGAAAAGGAAATCTTAAAAAAGCCTAAGGAAGATATTGTACGGGATTTTATGCTTTCTCTTGAATTTCTCACAACGATTTCGGATGTGTGCGAAAAAATATTCGGTCGTAAGAAAACGCTTGAATTCATTGATTTCGTAACAAAGGAAACTGTTAAAAGAATCAACAGAGAAGCAGTCACGGAAATGTTTATGGAAGCCGTCATAAACAGAGATGAATGGGTGAAGCACGAGGATTCGGACGAAGAAGACGCCATGGATTTTGTGGAAGATCTCAGGGGGATGTCGTGATTATCAACAATAACGGAGTTATTCGGCAGGTAATAGATATTAAAGGGCACAAGCACCAGACGATTGTTGCGATTGAGGAATTGTCCGAATTGCAGAAAGAACTCTGCAAAGCTTTGCGGGGCAGAGACAATCATGCGGAGATCGTGGAAGAGACTGCGGATGTAATGATCTGCCTGATTCAGATTCAGGAAATGTACAACATCAAAGACGAAGAGCTGCAGAAAGAGATCAACGAGAAATTGCGGAGACTGGAGGAAAGGCTGAATCATGAAAGAGATTGAGGCAGAGAGAATAAGGGGAGACACAGTATACAGACAGCAGGCGATTGATGAGATAAACAAATACTGGATGGATTTAAGCTTGAGACATAAGAAAATATCAAAGGGTGAGTTTGCGGTGTTCTTTGATTGTAGAGAGATCATAGAACAGTTACCACCCGCACAGCCTGAACCGATATGTGTCGCAAAAGTAACACTTACAGACGAGCAAGTAAAAGAAGCAGTTGAAAAAGCGAAGTGTGAAATTTTAACCGTGCTGTCCGCAGAACCAGAACGCAAGGTGGGGCAGTGGACAGATAATAATGCTTGCCCGTTCTGTGGATGTCTGCCGTGGTTTGAGCGTGATATACACACGTTGTCATTTTGTCCGAACTGTGGCGCAGACTTGAGAGGAAAGAAGAATGACAGTTAAAACACTGATTAAAAAGCTGTTGGAAATGCCGCTGGATAATAAGGTGATTTTCACAAATACCGATTTATTTGTAAATGGCAGTTACGAAGTGACAGAACTTCATGATGGAGACGATGGCACGGTTGTTCTTGATTCGGATCATAAGAAAAACTATTGGGAGTAAGAATGACAAAAGAAAAAGCAATTAAAATTCTCAATACTGTATTGGCCTTTGGTAAGTGTGATTGCCAAAAAGAAGAGGCAGAGGAATGTTTAAAAATGGCAATCAAAGCCTTAACCATGCAGTCCGAACAGCCAAAAAACATCCTGTGCAAGGATTGCAAACATCGTCCTACAGAACCGGCAAAATACAAAACCGGATTTGACCTGTATTTCCCGGATGAAGAATGTCCTTGTCGGTGCGATGATGGATATTATTCTTGGTACCCAGAAGATAATTGGTTTTGTGCGAACGGAGAAAGAAGATGACAGAGTATGAAAAGTGGTATCAATTCTGTATGATATGCAAAAATTCATATAAAAGAATAGATGACGCTGACACAATTTACTGCGATATTCCAAAAGAACATTGCCCATATAAAGAAGATATTGAAACGGCTGAGAGGAAAGAGGAGTGACAACACTCGAAAAAAGGGGTGATTGAGAATGGCAAAGAAGAACCAGGCAGAAGATGCACAGGGGTATTCCAGAAAATTTCTTGAATACTCCCGTGCGATAAAGCCCAGAACGAAGCTTAACCCAAACGATATTGACGAACTGAAGCGCCGGTTTGTGAACTACTGCGAGCAGACGCAGGAATACGATATGCATTATCTGAACAGAACGTGCTACAAGGCGCTGGGCCTGACAAAAGAACAGATGACCGCATACACAACGACAAAGTACAACGAGAATCCTGAAAGGGGAGATCTCCTTCAGGAGATCCTTGATTTCCTCGCCTCGTATCGTGAGAATGCAATCGCAAGCGGACTGCTTCCTCCTATCCCCGGCATCTTTATGCAGAAGAACTACGACGGGATGAAGGACACGACAGACATAAATATGTCACGAGATACAACGGAGGTCCGGGATCTGAAAGTGATAGCTGCGAGGTACAAGGACATAATCGATGTCGAATTCAAGGAAAAACGGAGGATCCCGCAGAACACAGGAGGACGGAATAAATGAGGCTTATATCGCAGAACGGAAAATTAGATATTCCGTATTCAAATTCTGTTTTTATTGAAACAGAAGATATAACTTCTGATAGATACACTGTATCTGTATGTGTATCTAAATTGAATTTAAATTTTACATTGAAAGAATTCGCAGTGTATACGACAAAAGACAGGCTGGATCTTGCAATGGCATTGCTCCGGGAAAGATACGAGCAGAAAGACAAAAAGTACTTTCAGTTTCCGAAAGACGAGGAGATGTGTATATAAATAATTATTATGAAAATGACATTGGATAATTTAAAATCATACCTGGAAGAAAGAAATAATATTTCATTCAGATATAATTTCAGCGAAAAAGACGGAGCGCCAAGCCCTGAATCATATTACCTGGAGTCCGTGCCGGCAGAAAAAGAAATGTTTCTGATATTCCGGGGAAACAAAGAAGGCACAGAACAGCTCTTCAACATGTTCAGGCAGATCGACCATTCAACCGTAGAGAGCCGTTATGACTGCGATTACGAGGCCATAGAACGTGCGTTGCGGAAGCGTGGTATAAAAGAACGGGTGAAGCAGGAACGTCTGTTCTAGGGCATAAAAAAAGGCAGGAGATTTCCTGCTTTTTTGTTTCTATGCATTCAGGCAGAACGTTTCCGTGACCGGTTCCGGATCCTGATACTCCAGTTTCCAGGAATGTGCAAACCGTGTGAGATCTTCGTCGGAGTTATAAGCACAGCGTGTATGAATGAATTCGCTGTTGATCCTGACGATTGCGTCCCCTTTCCCTTTGAGCTGCTCGCCTCCTGATTTTCCAAGAATCAGCCTCGAGGCAGAAGAGTCGATCACAGAAAGGCAGATCCTTGTGTCAAGGTTGGTTGTGATCTGACGGGACAGAACGTCTGCGGTCGGGTGCTGTGTTGCCACAATCAGATGAATTCCAGCACCACGTCCGAGGCGTGCGATCTTTTCGATGATCCGCTCTAAACGCTTTCCGCCGGTCGAAACAAGGTCTGCTATTTCATCAATAACGATATACAGGCGCTTTCCTGTCCACATTCTTTTGCCTTCAGCTCGTATTGCATCGTATCTGCGCATCATCTCCCGGCAGGCGCTTTCGAGTCTGTTTACCGCCTCTTCCGGGTCCGTAACAACAGGGCAGAAGAGGCAAGGGTTATCCCTGTAGAAGAATTCGAATTCAATAATTTTCGGATCGATAAGCAGAAACTGCGCTGTTGCTGGAGTATTCCTGACGAGAAGGGAAGAAATGATGTTATGAAGGCAGACGGATTTTCCGGATCCTGTACATCCGGCAACAAGCACATGAACCGCTTTCTCAAGATCCAGTGAGAGATCCTGAGAAATAACAGCAGTAGTGAGCGGAGACTGCATGAATTCGTCTGAAAGAACGGCCTTTCTGAGGCTTTCTGAGAGGTATTTGGCATTCGGTGCTGTGTAGGTGTATGACATGGGTTTTTTCCTCCTGATCCTTTTTAACGGCCTTCCTTGGCTTTTTCTGCTTCTCGCTGCGCTTTCTTGCGTGCGTTATAAGCACGCATGCGGAGTTTTGACTGTTCTCTGTTCTTTTCCTTGTCGTATGCATCGCTCTTGCGGTATTCCCTGGCCTTTTCGGCGTTATACTCCAGTGCGCCTTCAGATCTTTCTGTGTAGAAATTGCACACTGCCTGCATCCGTTCGGCAAGTTCACGGTCCTTTTTTGATCTTGCCTTTGCGTTGATGAATTCTGTTGCTTCCTGAATAGTTTTTAAATACTCTTTTTTGATGTAATACATGTTCTTTTTCCTTTCCTTATATATTTAAATTATTTCTTAATATAAACAATATAGCGGTCAGAGGTAGACGCAGAAGGATAAATATTTCCGTCTTCTGTTTTAAAGTTCATGAACTGCATTGTTTCCGGGTTGCGGTCCGTCCATTCTCCGATCTTCCGCCCGTCCGGAGTCATGGCAGAAACGGCCATGTGATAGCCGAAACGGGACAGGATTTTCTTATCGCTGATGGAATAGAAATCTGTCTTGTTATACTTTGCGCTCGTATGATGCCATGAGGAACGAGACAGAAAGGCTTTCAGATCGTCAACCTTCAGGCCGGCGAGATCCTCCCGGACGGTTTCCGGAAGATCTTCAGCTGAAATCATGTTTTCGATTTCCTCAAAAAATGCTTTTTTTGTCCATTTGGAATAGGGCCGTTCTCCCTGTTCGTATGCCTGTACTGCGTTGTTGCTCATGCTGTAACCTTTGTATCCTGCCATTCCTTTTTACCTTTCCTTTCCTTCAGACTTGAATGTCTGTGTATGCCTTCCTGCGAATTATCGCAGAAGGGCATAGGCCGATACTCAATCCTTGATGGAATCCATGATCTGATCTGCTTTTTCGTAGAAATGTTTTACCGCTGCCTCCGGTTCTGTTCCGTCCTCGTTGAATGAAACATTCAGACTGTAGATCACTTTTCCGTTTTTCCTGAGCTCGTAAGTGTGACAGGGGTTTCCGACAATGTTCTTGCCAATGTAATCGTTGAATGTGTAACCGTTTTTCTCCATGCTCTGTTTTCCTCCTTTTTCAGTATATCCGCACTGGACAGATTATCGCTTCACCTTTTTCGGATTTCAGGTAAAGCGGCCGGAATCTTTCTTTCTGCTGATACGGCAGAAGGTTCTTTCCAAGGATCCGGATAGCTCGTTTAATTTGCTTGATGTCGTAATAATCATTGCCGATTTTGCAGAACGTCATGCCGTCTATAGTCTTACACGGTTCCGGTGTGAGTTCCTGCAGAAAGTAATCCTTTGTGTAGCACCATTCAAACTGCCTGTTAATCGAACTTACCGGATAATCACAAGGACCCGCAGAAAGGGAAATTGTTTCTTCCGTATTCGGCAGCCGGTAAGCGCTCAGGGTATCCGTCGCATAAATGTAGTCATCCGTGTAATAAACCTGCTTCATAACTTCCCGCGGATCGTTTTTTTTGAAATTGTGCACCACTGCTTCCAGTGCTTTTTTCTGTTCTTTTGTCAGCATGTCTCTTTTTCCTCCTTTATGCTCTGATTTCCTCTTTGATCTGCTCTCTGATCTCGTACTGCTCGCGCAGATTGAGCTCTGAATAGTTCGGATAACGCTTGTAAATCGTGTCGTAAATCTTCCGCTGCATAGCGTCATATTTCCGCATGTTCTCGCGGGTTACGTCCTCGTTCATATTGTAAACATAGCTCGGATAGTAGCTCATTTTTTCTCTTCCTCCATGAATTTAATCAGCTTCTCCAGGTCTTCTTTCGCTAAAACATAACTGTAGTGTCCTTCTTCTTCTCGTGAGCTGTTGCAGAAGGCGTAACCGTAATCTTTCGCCGCCTCGTTGATATATCGCAGAAGGGCAGAAGGATCTTCCAGCTTCTCTATGATCTGCTGGGAATAATCGTCTGGGTATGTAATGTCCATAAGGTGTTTTGTGCTTTCGTAAGCTCTGCACATGAGCTCTGTTCTCTTGTCTATCATGTTCTTTTTCTCCTCCGTGTCAGCAGATCCAGTTTTCTCTGAATTCTCGCAGAAGGCCATATTTCCGGCCCATATTGCAGAAGAAGCTCTCCCAGCTCGCAAGCTCTCCCCAGCTCTCGCCGGAGCTCCCGACATCTGCCGACTGATAATCAATAGCGAACTCCCGCAGAAGGTCCTTTTTCTCTGCATAGGTTGCCGGTGCTTTCCTGGATCCTGTAACCGTGAACATATCCGGCCTGCTGTCAATCTGCACATTGTAGTGCTCAAGCATGAAGAACACGCTTTTTTCTGTGGTAGCGATATATGGGTTACTCCCATCTTTGAAAGTAAAGTGTGCGAACATTTTCTTTTATCCTCCGTTTTTTTGTTGCCGGTTTTTGGAAGGAACCGGCAGAAACCTTTTCCGCCTGAATTAAGCTGCTGCCTGCTGGACCGGCTTTTCAATGTAGGTGCTTGTGTAATCGTCCGTCAGATTGAGATAAGCTACCATAGAACCATCCCAGCTCTCGCAGATTTTCGGCTTCCGTGAGAATGTCTTTCCGGTGCTGGTATCTTCCAGCGTGACAGATTTTTCCGTTGCCTTGACTACTCGCAGAAGGTGCTTTTCGTACTCTGATTTTTGATACCGTCCGTCTTCAGAATATACCGGTTTCCTGAACTCTTCCGTGAACTCTTCGCCAACATTGAACGGCTGCGGATCTGCTTTTTTCTCTTCAGCTTTGAGAACTCGCTTGATTTCCGCATAGCTCGCTTTAAGTGAAAAACCCGCAGAAGCCTTGTAAGAGAAATTCTTAGGACCTACAGAAAGGACCTCGACCGGTCCATACCAGCTCTTTTCAAGCTCGACAATGTACCCCGGTTTAATATTCTCGCGTGAGAACTGCACGCCGCCCTGTTCTTCCTGGATCTCTCTGTAGTAGATCTCTTTTTCCATGGCCTGCTCCATGAGGTCTAACCACCGGGAAATATTGCGCTCGCATGACTCCGCGGTCACTTTCATTTCCCAGCCGTATTTATTGCGCGGAGTCTCGCCTTTTTCTATCGCAGAAAGGTAACTCTCGTATTCTGTGATGCTGCGCTCGTAGGCTCTGATATCCTTCTGCGCGTCCTCGATTCTGCGCTGACAGAATGCCCGGTCCGGTTTTTTCGCTGTCTTTGCGGTCTGTCTTGCGACTTCTGCGCGCTCCTGGTAGTACTCGCTCTTTTTGAACTCTTCCCAGCCCTGCTCATAAGAGCTCAACATTCTTTCGCGCCTGCGGGTAAAAGCACGGCCCGCAGAACTGTTGATATTGGGCTGCGTGAAAAATGCGATATCCCCGTGCATGTCATGAATAGGCTTCTGAAGCTCTTCAGCTCTTTTTTCTGCCTTCTCTGCCCGGTATTCCATCCGGTCCGCTCTGCGCTCTGCGCGCTCTGCCTTCTGTTCCATCTGTTCAGAAAAGCTCAATCTTTCCCCAATTCTGCCGCCGTCAATAGCTCCGGCATTCTTTGCTGCCTGTTCTGCTCTGTGTGTGTTCGGGTACATACTGCGAGAAACCCAGCCGCCAATCTTGCGAGAAAACAGAAACGCGCTTTTGATCTCTCTCTGAATGTCCGCAGAAAGAGCTCTGTATTCTTCCCGCGTGCTGGTGAGCTCCAGCTTCTTTGTTTCCATGTTCAAAACGTACTCCATACTTTTTGTTTTCCTCCATTCCTTTTTTGTTCGGGTACTATGCCCGCGCCTGCCTTTCTGCAGAAGCTGCAGAAGGGCAGAAACTGACACATTACAGCTCAATCGTTCTATAGACTGCCCGCAGGTAGTTCTCAAGCGTGAGGGCCTGCCCGCTTGCTTTTAAATCCTTTCCGGCTTTACACAAGTCATTAGTGGTGATATAAGTTGGCATTGCGTAGAAATCTTGCGGGTATTCAATCTTAATCACTTTCATTTTTCCGCTTTTCGGCAGAAAATCATTCTCATGATTGAAAATGTCATAATCAACCCGCCTGGAATACTCTTCCCGTGATATCTCATGATAGCTAACGGAATAATCCGAGCAGAAGGACCGCAGGGCCGCCGCCATGGGCCGTGATACAATCGTTTTCATGTCTTCTCTTTTCCTCCGTGCAAATTAGCCGACAAAACGCTGGGAAGCCGCATCCCAAAGGCAGCTCTTACCTTCTGCCGTGCGGATCTGGTATACAAAATGACCTTTTCCATATTCCGGCAGATAATCCGCGGAAATGGCGTTATTCAGAATATCTTTTTCCCGATATCCCGCCGCCGCTAACATTTCGTTAGCTTTCCGGATCTGTTTCCAGATCTTGAAACCCTTTACCACTTCATTTTTTTCCATGTCTTTTTTTCCTCCGTTCGGGTTTTGTTCCCGTGAATACCTACCGGATCCCGGCGGGTATTAGCTGGAATAAAACGCGCTTATAAGTTGATATATGTATCAGCTGCCCAGCAGTAGATGCTTTTTTGATGGTAGGCTGCAGCGAGGTCTAACGCGGTTTCTAAGTACTTACACCAATAGCTTGTTTCAATGTAGAATAAGCCGTCAGAATACCAGATCCCGCAGTTTCCGTGGAGCTTTTCAACCATCCGCGCCGCTTCTTTAATGTCCGGTGTAGCGTTTTCAGAACTGTTTTCTGTTACTGAATATTGGTATCCGTTCGGGTACTGAATTCTTTCGTACTTTTTGAGCGTCGCGCCGCTGTTGTTCTTCCGTGCTTCTTCTAAGATCTGCATTACATTTTCTTTCATGTCGTTTTTTTTCCTTCCTTTTCCTTTTCTTTACATATACATTGTAATACGTAATATTATAAAATGCAATACGTAAAACGCATATTATAAAAGTTTTTTATGTATATTTTTAAATGAAATAATCAATATTTTTTTTAATATATATATGTCCCAGAGATTGGAAATATAAAAAAGATTGGAAACATTCCAATATATAAAAAAGATTGGATCAGTTTTCTTTTTTTCCTGATCCGTATTTTCTTGAATAATATCAAAGTGTTTTCTTTTTTCCTTGCGTTTCCTTTTTTAAAGAATATGAAAGAGTATGCTTTTTTATTTATTATTAAATCTATGAATGATTGGCAATAATGTTTATTGTTTCCATATATATAAATAAAAGATAATATTGTTCTGTTATTTGTTTATGAATGGGATTTATAAGTTATATATAAACAATGTGATAGTTATGTAATATAAAAGGCATGTAATGTATATATGTTTATAAAGGTGATTTGTAACCATTTCCCGCCGATTTTTGTATAAATAATTGGACTGTTTCGACGGTGTTTCAGATGGTACCCCGGTCCGGGGTATATGGGACGCCAGGCAGCCGGCGGGGATATCCCCCCTACCACGCTCGAGCACAAAAGGAGCATGCATGCATGTACGTCCAAAGATATGATATATTAAAGGTATGAGAAACGAAGAATTCTGTGAGATTATTGTTGACTGCATACGAAAAGACGTAAGGGATGTCAGCCTGTACCGAGACCTGACGGAGACTATTATCGGATGGGGAAAGAGGAGCAAAGCTGCGTACGGGAAGGTAGACAATGCTTTATATATATTGAACTACGGGATGCGGATTGCGGTGCAGGAGAAGGATTACGAAAAGGCGGAAGAGTTCAGGAGGCTTATATTTCAGCTGCTTGTATTTTCGGCACCGGAGAATTTCGATCATTACATGCAGGCGCTGGAGTTTGACAGAGCACCGTCAGAGAGGTTTTATCTGCCTAGGAAACATGTGCTGTACAGACATGCGGAAGCACTGCAGAGGCTGTACAACGGGGAGATACAGGAGTTGTTTCTTTCCCAACCGCCGAGAACTGGAAAGAGCTCGCTCATTACTTTCTTTTATACGTGGATATTCGGGAAGGATTCGGAGCATTCGAATCTGTACTGTTCGGTTACGGACGATCTTACGAAGGCGTTTTACAAGGGAGTGCTGGAGGTCATTACAGAC